CGAAAGAAAGTTATGACAAGTCCAGATGGTATAACCTGGACAGCACAAGTATCTGCTGCCGACAATGCATGGGGATGTGTTTGTTGGGGTAATGGATTGTTTGTTGCAGTAGCATATACTGGTACAGGTAACAGAGTTATGACAAGTCCAGATGGTATAACCTGGACAACACGAGTATCTGCTGCCGACAATGCATGGAGATTCGTCACCTACGGTAATGGATTGTTTGTTGCAGTAGCATTTACTGGTACAGGTAACAGAGTTATGACAAGTCCAGATGGTATAACCTGGACAACACGAGTATCTGCTGCCGACAATGCATGGGTATGTGTTTGTTGGGGTAATGGATTGTTTGTTGCAGTAGCGAGTGACGGTACAAGCAACGGAGTTATGACAAGTCCAGATGGTATAACCTGGACAGCTAGAACACCCGCAACAGTTAAGCTTTGGGTAGGAGTTGCTTATAGTCCAACTTTGGGATTATTTGCATCCGTGGCTAGCGAATCGTCTGGTGTAATGACATCAACCTATATGTTGTATAATTGGGGGAAAATTTGGAAAGCAATTAAATTTAATGGTGTTACTGGAAATTTAAAAAAGACTTCGTCTGTTCTTACCGCAGGAGATAAATCAATTGAATTTATTACTCAGATATATAGTTACGGAGAGAGCGTCTCTGGGTTGTTTTTATACGCTAAACTTGCCGATGGTACTCATTATTGTTATGGTTCTTTAACATCCCTCGTTACCGGTGGAGGAGTCCGGTTTAAAAACAATGATTCTGCGACTGCTGCACAATCTGCAAATACATCTATCCTATTATCTACTTGGTATCACATATTTATTACTCGTACATCATTAGGAGTAATTAATATATACATCAACGGTGTGTTATCCGGTACCGCAGACCAGGCCGCAGGAACAATACAAAGTACTACAGATTTTTATATTGGTAATAATCAAGCCGATAGTTTAACAATGGATGGAACATTGGAGCATTACGGAATAACTACAGACATTAAAGCTGCCACTTTTATTGCTGATCGTTATAATATGTTATTTAATAATTCGTTATTTTTCGGAGACAGTTTTGTTCCAAAGGTGTCCAATAGCGTGTCTACAAAAAGACTAAGTAAATTAAAATTTGCATATTGTTATTCATTTTAATAGGAGGCATATATATATGTCGATAATTACAATCACGAACAGTCAAGATGCTAATACCCAATTACAAACTGCATTAGGTACTAAAAAACCCATTGTTGTGGACATATCAGCTACGGATTTTGTTGTACCTGTAAATTGTAGAGTTATGACCAGTGTAGGAGGTACAAAAATCGTAGTTGATATGTTGTGTGTTGATGGAGCAATAACTGGTGTTGTTTTGCCGGCTATTGGTGCAATACCGATAGTTAATATCACTAAAATAATTAAGGTTGGTACAGACGCGGAAAATATATTGCTCTGGCCGATAGATTTTTAAAAAAATAGTTTAATCTATGAAAAATAATCATATATTAATAATAAGAGTATTACCTGCGTCTTACTGTTACTGTTAGTACAGTTGAAAACTCGTACTACAATCCTTTGTAGTACGAGTGATATTTAAGGGATAAAATTATGCCATATCCTAATGAATACACAGCAAGAATAAATCCCCCCGATAAATATAAATCAATTAAGCGTGAAAATGATAAATTTGGTTTGGGAATTGATGTAATTTGGGGTATACTGCCAGATGGAAAAACTGAAATCCAAGCAATCCGATTTAAATCAAATAAGTTTACCTCCAGTGAGGAAGTACAAAAATGGCTATCTAATCATAATTTTAAATCTATAGAGTTTTCTTCTCCTTCAAAAAAGGGAGATAGTTTTTATAGATTTGATAGTTCGTCCATGGTATCTATGACCAAAACACCGGAGGGATTTTTAAAAGGTACCGCTCGCGTCACGAGAACAGGTGTTTTTTCTTATCGTAACGCTGATGGAACTACCCATAAAGAATTGAGATTGCCCGAAGAAGTTTTTAATAAAAACAGTATTGAAACTATGAAGATGATTCCTATTGCAAACGAACATCCTGCGGATAAGTTAATTACAGTTGAAACAGCTAAAGATTTATTAATAGGATTTACTGGAGAGAATATAACACAGGATAGTATATATGTGGTATGTCCTATGAACATTATTTCTAAGGAAGGGGTTAAAGCAGTAGAATCTGGTAAAAAAGAATTATCATTGGGTTATGAAGTAGAATTGGATGATTTGCCCGGAGTTTATAACGGAGATAGTTACGATTTCATACAGCGAAATATACGATATAATCATTTAGTTATTACAGCGAGGGGGAGAGCAGGATCAGATGTACGGTTAAATATTGATAATTTTGATGCATATGAAATTAATGAAATTAACTCAAATAATGAGGAAAATAATAAACCAAATAATACTCTAATGAAAGGTAAAGATATGGTAAAAGTAATAATTGACGGTATTGAATATGAAGTCTCTCAGGAAACTTCTAAATTGCTTGCATCTCTGGAAAAGAAAAACAAAGAGATGATTGATGCTCAAAAAAAATTAGAACAGGATAATACAACATTACAGGCAAAATTGGATTCAGCGAATGAACAAATTAAAACAGTTCAAGAAAAATTGGATGATAAAGATTCATTTCGTAAAGCAGTTAAGGCACGTATTTTGCTTGAAAAAACTGCTGAATCTATTCTTGACGATGAGATCAAAAACAAATTTGATTCAATGCCCGACATTGAGATCAAGAAAGTTGTAATTTTAAAATCATCTCCTGATGCGAAATTGGATGATGCATCGATTGATTATATCAATGCACGTTTTGATTCAACAATCGAATTTTTTTCGAAATCCGAAATTGATACACAACGTAAAACAGTTAACGATAGCAAATCCGAATCAAAAAATACATTAAATTCTGATGATAGCCGGAAAAAAATGATTGAGGAGATGAAAAAAGCACATAAGTGCTAATGTTAATTTTAATACTAATATTATGAAATTTTAACAAATAAAATCACAATTTAAAAAGGAAATAATATGTCACAGACGAGTTACAATCTAAATATGGTAAAAGGATATTCAGGAATGAAAGCGGATATAACCGATGATACCATTAATAGTTATCAAGCCAAAGGTGCAATACCGATGGGTAGAGGTGTTTTTAAATGCTACGGTATTCCGAATGCATGTAGGTTGCCGGCAGAAAATGTTACCACTATTACAGACAGTGCAGGTACTTTTACCGCGGGATCAATAGCAACCACGATAAATGGTACTGTAATTACGACTAACTGGGCAACAGATAAAGCGACCACAATGGCAGCGCATGCAGCAGCGATACAGGCTGGTGTAGCTAATGTTTACAGTGCTGTATACACGGATGGATCTCATACAATTGCCATCAAAACTCGCAATACAGGCTTGATAGTTACGGTGAGTGTAGCTGGTGTGACCGGTACTATGACGATTAGTAGTATTGTAAACACAAATGATGACGCTGCTGCTGGGTTTTTAGGCGTAGCTATACATGATCACGCGCGTGAACAAACTTCGGCAGGTGTCGTACAATATAATGATACAGAAATAGTATCAGTTATGGCAGAAGGTGCAGTATATGTATACGTTGAGGAGGCTGTTACGACTGATGATGATGTCTATGTTAGGATTTTTGCCAATGGTACGAAATTGCCTGGTATGTTCGGAACATCATCAGATAGTTCAAAATGTATTTTACTTTCTGGAGTTAAATTTATGGATAACAGCGATGCAAACAGCATCGTAAAATTAACGCTAAATCTCCCACAGTAATGTAAGAGATAGAATAAATTTTAATTATTAATAAAACGAAAAATAACAATTAACAAAGGGTAAAAATATGTCGCAGAAATTTCTTAACATGGATGCAAATGAAAGTGTTTATTTTGCAAGGGAATTGGAATATATCAAGGCACAATCCTATGATATAAAATATCCGGAATTGAAAGCGTCTCAGTTAATACCAATATCAACCGAAGCGGGCGCGGGCGCTGAATCAATTACCTATGAACAATACGATGAAATAGGTATGGCAAAGTTGATTGCAAATTATGCCGATGATCTGCCGCGCGCTGATGTTCGGGGAAAACAATTTACATCTCCAGTGCGAAGTATCGGTGACTCCTATGGTTACAATCTGCAGGAGATCAGAGCAAGTGCGATGTTAAACAAAAATTTGCCAACACGAAAAGCGAATGCGGCTCGCAGAGCAATTGAGCAGTTGATCAATAATATCGCTTTTTTTGCGCGACCTACGGACGGTACTAATGGCGGATTGACAGGATTGATCTATAATCCTAATACGACCAAGGGTACAGTAACTACACGTAATGGCCACATTACCTTTGCAAGCAAAACTGCGGATGAAATTCTTGCTGATCTTAATAAAGCTGTGTATGATATAATTTCTTTGACCAAAGGTGTTGAAGTTCCAGATACAATTTTGTTGCCTTTAGCTCAATGGTCACAAATTAGTACTACACCTAGAGCAAGTGTAGCCGATACTACAATTTTACAATATTTCTTGAAAAATAATCCCAGCATAACTCGAATTGATTGGTGTAATGAACTACAAAACGTCAATCCGGTACCGTCTACAAGTGTTGCAGCAAATACAGATATTATGATTGTGTATAAACGCAGTCCAGATAAATTAACCCTTGAACTACCGTCACCGTTTGAACAGTTGGAAGTACAGACACGTGGTCTTGAGTACGTTGTTCCGTGCCACGCAAGAATTGGTGGAGTCGTTGTATATTACCCGTTATCAATTAACATTGTTGAGGGTATCTAATACTAAATCAGTAACATTAAAATTTAATTTAAAGGAAATTTTTATGATTGTTAAACATACTAAGCCGTTTATTACCTACACAGGCAATATTTATTTTTATCCTGGGAATAATGAAATATCTGAGGAAACCGCTAAACTATTGATGAAGGAGCAAAGTTTTCGAAATAATATTTCCTGTGGATTATTTGAAATTATAGGCGAACCAAAGGTTGAAGTAAAAGGAAAATCGGTATCAGTCGTACACAAAGAAAATTTATCCTTATCAATTTCTAAATTGCCTGCATCAAAAGCAATAGATGTAATTTCTGAAATCTATTCAATCCCAGAGTTAAAACGACTTCAGGATGAAGATCCGAGAAAAGGAGTTCAGACGGCTATATCTAATCAGATAGATAAGATTAAAGATAACGATAACGATGAAACGGAGGATAAAGAATAATATATGTCATTTACTGCTACTCAAATAATCGCTCTTCGCGCGCCACAGTGGCATACTGATCCGCGTATACCCGATATGATTGTATTGGCAAAAGCCAATTATTCCCAAATAATTTTTGGTGATCGTTGGGAAGAAATCGCAGGGTTACATGTATTACATTGGTTAACATTAGACACGCGAAATGGTGGTAATCCCGGTATAGGTACAAATAGTGGTAGCGGAACAACAGGAGCAATTGTTGGAGAATCGGAAGGTGATTTATCGCGTCAATATGCAAATCCTTCATCCAACAACAATAATAAACTCGTAAATCGTAACCCTGATTTACTTAGTACACAATATGGCCTTGAAATATTGGCTATTATAAACAAGACCGTATTTTCTCCCTTGAATAGGATGATATAATGTCATTTAAAATTGTAGATAAAGGTTGGAGAAAGTTTATTTACAATTTGCGAAAAGCTAAGCAATCCTATTCCAAGGTGGGTTTTCCCAGTGAAGGAAAAGTAAGAAAGGGAACCCAAAAAGGAAGCAGTCACGAGCCTAAAGAAACAATGATTGAATTGGCTCAATTGGCTGCAATTCATGAATTTGGTGCTCCGTCCCAGAATATACCATCACGACCGTTTGTACGACCGACATACGATGAAAGCCTAAATAAATTAGAAAAAATGGCATATAAAGAATTAATTGACATTACGATAGGTCGAAGTAACGTAAAAAGATCATTAGGTCGTATGGGCGAATTTTTAGCTGGAGAAATGAAAAGTAAAATAAAAGAAGGGGATTTTGTACCGTTAAAACCATTAACTATTGCGCGCAAAAACTCATCGAAACCTTTGATTGACATTGCTCAAATGTTGCAATCAATTACACACGTAGAGCATATTATATGAGTAGTTTTAGAACAACACAAGCAATCGTGATAACTCGTAGTGGTGGGGCATATATTAATGGTACTTGGGAAGGTGAAGTGCTCACAGACCAAACAATTATTTTTGGATCCCTGCAACCCGCTAAACAAATAGACATCGAATCATTACCCGAAGGTAGACACGAAAATCAAAATAACGTTTACAGGTTTTATACTGACGCTTTTTTAACATCTTTTGATACCGGTCAAAATTCGGATATTTTGTTAATTGGCGGAATTGAATATGAAGTTTTGTCGTCAGCCAAATGGCAAAATGGAGTTATCAACCATAATAAATATTTATTAACTAAAAGGGGAGATCGTGGTTAGCATAATTGATACATTATTATCCGGCGGAATTGGTGATCTTTTAAAAAGTGCTGGTGGGTTTGCAAAAGACATTCGAACTGTAATTACCGGGAATGAACCATTATCGAATGATCAAAAAGCGAAATTGCTTGAAATTAGTTCTCAACTTGAACAAGCAACAATGAATGCAAACAAAGAAATTGCATTAGGTCAAGTTGAGATAAATAAAATTGAAGCGGCAAGTTCATCGTTATTTAAATCTGGCTGGAGACCTGCTGTTGGCTGGGTTTGTGCGGCCGGATTATTCTATCAATTTGTATTCAAACATTTGCTTGTATACACTTTCCAAGCGCTTTGTCTAATATTTCATACAGGGATTCAACTTCCTACAATGCCAGAATTGCAAATGGACACATTAGTTACATTGCTTGTAGGTATGTTAGGTATCGGAGGATATCGTACCCTTGAAAAAATAAAAGGTGTTAATTAATTAATATGAATGCAACAATAAATGTACAATTATCTAATATTATCTTAAATATTAATCAAAAATTGACATTAGATAAATTATTATGTATTTGGTTACATCTTGTATTAGATAATCATATTGTTGTTATTTCCTCTGAACAAAATGTAAAAAGACCTAACCTACCTTATGCATCTATTTTCATTAATCCTATCACCAGTGTCGGTACTCCATATTTTGGCAGAGCAGAAGATGATGGTCGAGTTTTATTTGATGAAGATATTGAATTTATGGTAATGTTAGAAGCATACGGGCAAAGCAGTATGCAAATTGTATCAAACATTCATGAAGCATTATTAAATCCAGATAAAGTACAAATACTAAATAGTTTCGGAATAATTTATGTTAGCGATGAAGGTTTAAAAGATACGTCAATAAAAATTGATAATCAGTGGGAACATAGAGCAAATATAGATATTAGATTTAGATCAATGAAACAATATACATATAATTCAGGCTATATTGATACTGTTGTCATAAACAATAATCCTATTTCGTAAAGGAGTTTAATTATGTCATTGGATACAATTGTAAATTTAACGATAACTAAAGAAACGGAAACACCATCTCAGGTTGGATTCGCAACAATGTTGATTTTGGGTGATAATTTAAACGTGAACAGTCGTACTCAGGTATTTACAGATTTGACTTCTGTTGCTCTTGCTATCACTGGGGGAACTACATCGCTCGAATACAAAGCAGCACAAGCAGCTTTCAGCCAGAATCCGAGAGTGACGCAAATTATTATTGGTCATCGTCAAGGTCAAAAAATAAATACATATACCGGTACTTTTACAGCAGGATCAATAAAAACTACAGTTAACGGAATACTTATTACAACTGCATGGGCAACAGATAAAGATACAACGTTGACTGCTCACGCTGCTGCAATCCAAGCTGGAGTCACTGACGTACTAACTGCTGTGTATGGTACTGGTGTTCTAACCTTGACACCAAAAACAGGTAAATTGTTAGCTGCAACAAATAATCTTTCTTTGGTAACTGGGACTCTTACTGTTGTTCTTTCTTCGACCGGAACTGAAGGTTTTGATGCTGCTCTTGACGCAATAAAATTGATAAATAATGATTGGTACGCGCTTGTATGTACAAATCATGTATCCGCTAATGTACAAACAATAGCGGCATGGATTGAGGCAAACAAAAAAGTATACGCTACATCCAGTGCCATAACAGATATTGTTGATCTTACTAATTTGGGAGATACAACAACTATTGCGGCAATTTTAAAAGCCGCTGCATATGACCGCACTGCACTTTTTTATCACCCACTTGCAGATTCTATTTTCCCAGAAGCCGCAATGCTCGGCAAAATATTGCCTTACGATCCTGGTAGTTATACGGTTATGTTTAAAACATTGGCAGGCATTGCAAAAACAACATTGACATCTACTCAAAGCACTAATGCACTTGCAAAAAAATGTAATACGTATGAAGAAGTTGGAGGATTAAATCTGATCCAAAATGGTACAATGGCATCCGGTGAATTTATTGATGTAACAATTTTTATTGATTGGCTTGAGGCAACAATGAAAACTGATGTTTTCCGCACATTAAAAATATCAAAAAAAGTACCATATACGACAGAGGGGATTTTAAGTATTAAAAATGCAATGGAATCATCCTTGAAAACCGGTCAGGATAGAGGAGGAATTTCTCCTTTGGAGTATGATGATGATAAATTACAAATTGGTGGTTATTACATTACAATGCCAAAAATTGAAGATGTGCCTATTATAGACAAAGCAAACAGAATATTGAATAATGTTCAGTTCACCGCGTTTTTAGCCGGCGCGATACATAAATGCGTAATTAATGGTATAGTTACATATTAATATAAAGATAAATTTATTAACAAGGGAGGATTTAATGGCAGTACACACATACGATGCAAAAAAGGTAAAAGTTATAGTTGGAGGAATACCTTTAAGCGGATATGCTGACGGTACATTTATAAAAATTGAACGTGATAATGATTTGTTTACAAAAGTTGTTGGTGCGGATGGAATTACATCGCGATCAAAAAGTAATGACCGTGGTGGTACAGCGGTATTGACTCTAAAACAAACAAGTCCAAGCAATGATATTCTTAGCGCTTTTCATTTAACAGATGAATTGACAAACGCAGGAATATTTCCCCTGTTAGTGCAAGATATGTCAGGTAGATCAACATTTATCTCAGCTACCGCTTGGATTAAAAAATTACCATCAAGTGAATTCGGGAAAGATTTGGGCAATCGGGAATGGACATTTGATTTAGTTGATGTTGATATTTTTGTAGGAGGAAATTAAAATCTTTGATTAAATAAATAGTTATATTATCTTTAAAACTGGAGGAAAAGGATGATAAAGACAAAGAAAAAAATTATTAACGGAAAAAACATTGAAGTCACTCAATTTCCGGCGCGTAAACAGTTAGAATACAAATTTCAGTTAATTCAAACTCTTGGGGTACCGGTCATTAATCTAATCACTTCAATTGACCGGACAAAAAGTTTATCTGATCAAAATATAAGTTCCGAAGCTATTACTAAGGCAATTTCTTCTCTATTTATTAATATCTCTCCCAGTGGTTTGGTTGATCTCATGTTGCAATTTTTTGCTTGCACTCGTGTTGATGGACATGAATTAGATGAAAATTATATGAATGTTGAATTTTCTGGTGAAATGATAATATTGTATAAAATTTTTATTTTTGTAATTGAGGTTAACTACGACAGTTTTTTAGGAATAATTCATACTACATTGGACAAGTTGGGGGGGAAAGACCAAGTCATATTAACGAAATGATTAATAAATTAGAGCTAAGTTTGCTGAATGAATGGCCAATTTGGATTTTAGTAACAGAAAAAATTGCGACTTTAAACGAGCTTGAAACAGTATGGAATATAGACGATGTCGAAAGAGCGCTCGCAATTTTAAATCTAAAAATGGAAATCGAAGAGATGAATATAAAAAATCAGGTAAATAAATGATAAAATATATCAAGAATAAAGATGGGTGTGAAATAGCAAAATGTAAATCTATATTCGTAACCTGGATGTGGATGATTACCATTTTATCGACTTTATTTGCTACAGCGTCAACGTTGGCGTATAGGTATGGTACTCGTACAATGGGCATTGAAAAGGAATTGACTTTTCAAAAAGAAGGTGTGCTAATTTTAACGAAACAATATATTGAATTAGTACATATACTCAATATACGAATGAATAGTGTGGATAGTATATTGATTAAATTAAATACAATAGAAAAGAAAATCAGAAAATGACATTACGTGAATTAGTCGAGATAATCAGATTTGATTTAGACGAAAAGTCATTGCAAAACGCAATGAGTAAAGTAGATAGTTTTGCAAAAAAAGCAAGTATGCTGTTAACATTACCTATCTCAGCGCTTGCAATTTTATCTTTAAAAACTGCATCAAATTTCGAACAGATGCAAATATCATTTGAAACAATGTTAGGAGATTCTGATAAAGCAAAAAATCTCATAAACGATATGGTTAAATTAGCAGTCACCACTCCATTTCAATTAACTGATATTATGCTACAAACAAAAAAATTAATGGCATACGGTATTCCTATCGATAAAGTATTAAACGATATACGTATGTTAGGTGATGTTGCCGCCGGTACAAGTGCACCATTGGAACAAATAGCTTTAGCTTATGGTCAAATATATACTAAAGGTCGATTGATGGGGCAAGAAGTACTCCAATTGACCAATGCCGGAGTACCAATATTGGATTATCTGTCTAAATTAACAGGTATAGCAAAAAAAGATTTACCTAAAGCCATAGAAATGGGCAAAATATCTTTTGATATGGTCAATGAAGCTTTTGTAAAGATGACATCAAAAGGAGTTTTATTTTTTGATTTAATGAAAAAACAAAGTCAATCATTAGGCGGATTATGGTCAAATTTAATCGACAGTACTGCAATTATTTTGAATGAACTAGGAAAAATGATCGCTTCTGCTTTACGTA